CTTCCTAACCCTGTTATAGTTAGATTCTTACCCCCTGCTACATATCCAGTACCAGTAATTTCGCCTTCTGTAGTATATGCAGTAGTAGTCTCATTCAAAGTAGCATTAGCTGTATAAAGCGCTATTTTGTATGTATAAGGAGTACCTACATTAAAGTTTTCTAAGGCCTTTAATAAATTAAGTTTAAATATAGTAGTTTGGGTTTGTCCTATTGCCATTATTTAACTGGGTATCTAACCTGCCCGCTCCTATATGCATCTTGTCTATCTTTGCCGTCTGAAAGTTGTTTCAACAATATCATAGCTTCGTCGTATCGAGCTTTATAAGTATTCATTACATCAGCTTCACCCTTCATATAGGTATATGCTTCTAACAACGACCCATAAAGTAATGCAGAACTAAAATTATCGCCTAACCATGTTGTACCACCTGCCACAGTCGTAATAGATTCAGGATAATAAAAATAGTGAAGCTCAACTGCGTATGAAGCATCTGGTGTAGGACCTAATATAAATGAGTTCTGATCAAATACTGCATAATACGCAGGCTCACCATAAAATTCTGAATCTGTATCAGGAAACGACTGCCTAATAAAATTTACATCTTTGTTTAAAAGATATGTGTACTCATTACTAGCATTAATAATAGCTAAGCTAAATGTAGCTAACCAATTTGTAGGCATAGCCAAATACTTATTACCAGATGTAGTTGTACCTGTTACGTTTTTACGTAATGCAGGAAGTTGTACAGAGTTATATATTCTTTGTTCAGCTTGAGATATAAACGTATTTATATCTACGGTTTGAAACGTATTCTCAGTATAACTTTGTATTTCGTTAACTAACTGGGTGTAATTCATTTATTACGCCATTGGGCCGCGAGCTTTAGTACCTTTAGTTGCTGCACCGCAACCACGAATTTGTGTTTCACCATGTCTATTCATTGCATTAGAACCTGGGTCACCTGCGCTTACACGTTGTCTAGCTGTACCTTGATTTAAGTCTTGAGCTTTTAACTTGTTAGGGTCTTGGCTAAAACTAATATCTGCATTAGGTACAACGATTGGTTGTTTATATTCTGCCATGATTATTATCCTTTTTTCTGTGCTGCAACTTTAGCCATACCACGACCCATAGTTTTCATGTCAATGTTCTTTTTGCCGCCTTTAGAACCTGCATGTTTAGGACCCTTTTCAATACCTACTTTAGCGCCGTCATTGCCTAAATTTTTACCTTTAGTTTTACCTTGTTTAGTAATACCATCAGCTCCTGATTTATATGCCATGTTACTTCTCCTTATGTTGTTGTTACTGTTACGCTTGCTACTACACCGGTTGCTACCAAATAATTAGGTGTTAATGCCGCATCAAAGAAACTAGCTCCGCCTACTGGATTCCAGCCCCATTGTATAATTCTACTACCGCCCATCGGAACACCTGTTGAATCCACGCCTGGACCAGTTTGTTCTGTTAGTTGTAGTCCATTTAAACCCGATTGATAATAACTAGGACTATCAGGTCTTGGATTACGCACTGCCTGCGGATCATTAACTGGGTATAAACCTAAGCTTAACTGAGGTTGATCCGGTTCCCAGCATTCAGGACATACAAGTATATTAACATTTTTGGTCTTAATAACCAATCTTTTAAGTTGTTTTAACTTATATCTAAATCCACAGCGATCACACTGTGCAATCGAATTCTTGGCACTAGCGTATTTAATAGGCATTTAATTATCCGTGGTAAAACATTTCACGAGGTACAAATCGAACGCTCGCTTTTTCTCTATCTTCGTCAGCTGCTAATTGGAATGCTTCTTCATACGCTGCTTTTAACATCTCAATTCTCATTTCGGCACCCGGTATTTTAAGGCTTAAATAATAAGCAAGTCCTGCTACCATACATGGAATAAATCTAAACGGAATATCTTCTACAGTAATACCATTACCTGCATCTTGTATACGTCTTAATCTGTAATAAACAAATTGATAAAAGTTACTTTGATCTGGTGCTGGCCATACATTAACTGTTGGTAAGTTTTGTACATATATTTTAGACGCTGTGATGTGTGTTGCCGCAGTTGTATTATTAACACCGCGTATGCAATCAGTTAAATCGTTTCCACTAATACCACCATATTGAATGGTTTCGTTATCAACTCTAATAAAGCCAAACTGAGCTAACCCTACGGTTGATGTTAAGGTAATAGTAGTTTCTGTAGCATCTAATGCTTCAGCTGTAAGAATTGTAGTAGGGTTCTCTTGGCCACTTTGTCTATTAATCCAAACTTGGATAGGACGGCCTGTAGCATTTTTATTAGGTATAGTGATGTATGTTGATTCACTAATACGATTGATATTAATGTCTTGTTGGTTTTGTCCTGTTCCAGTACGCGTCACCATGTCAAGAAGATCAACGGTGTCTACAGGTAGTGGATACATAATACGATTTTGTTCTAGATTAATTTGACCCGGTTCTACAGTCCATAAGTTAATACCTCGATTAGCCCATTCAGCTGTCATAATATTGAGTGAACGTCGTGCAGTACGTAGTTCATACCCAGTACGTAACTCTTGACCACAACGTTCAAACGCATCTTCAACGAGATTGTTTAAATCTAAATTAAAGGTACTTGTACCTGAGGTTCTATCAACCATTATTTTTTCCCTTTAGGAAATCCTGCCTTCATGTTTGCATATGCTTTTGGTGATATTGTAGACTCTGATTTAGCACGTGAAATGCCTTTTTTCTTTCTAGCATTTATATTTGCATATAGTCCTACAGGTCCACCTTCTTTGTACTGAGTAAAGTCTGTGTTGTCACGACGTTTTTTAACGACACCTTTAGGCATAGTACTTTCTTTTGCACTAGGAATCTTAGTTTTCTTTATAGCGCCCATACCACGTGAAGGTCTCATTAGCAGATCTTTCCTCTAGTTTTACCTTTTACAGCAATGCCATCAGCACGAGATGAAGCAGTGCCGCCTTTAGAATACTTTTTAGTCTTAACCTTACCACCTTTTTTGTAGTTCTCATCAAATTTCTTAACTTCTGTACTTACATCGTACATAGCTTTATTTTTACGATAAGCTTCTGGATCTTTCATTTCTTCCATTTTCATTTGCTTTTCTTCAATTTTAGCTTTTTGTTCTTTTGATGAAGGAGTAACATCCTTAACAAACTTTTTAATTTTTTCTATAACTGCCATATTATTCTCCTTAGCAAATCTTGCCTTTAGTTTTACCTTTAACAGCAATACCGTTAGCTTTAGCAAGTTGGCCGCCTTTAGAGTAACCACAACCTTTAGCCATACCGCCTTTTTTAAGAGCAGTTAAGTTAGATTTCTTGCCACCATGAAGTTGTTTTTCATGCATACCTACAGCTTTTTTAACCGTCTTTTTATCTTGCGCCATATCTTTCTTATCCATCATGCCGCCTTCTTTCATACCTTTTTTTGCCATACCGCCTTTTTTCATGTAGCCCATTTTATTTCTAACCTCCGTTGGTAATTTTGATAATCCAGGATTGTCACTTGAATCTACTGCCTTTAGTGATCCGCCTGCTCCGAACTTCTTACTTTTATCTGCTTTCATAAACTCTTCTCCTACTGATTTTGATATACCAACTTTCTTAGCGAAGGCTGGGTTGTTAGCTACAGCTGCCATTAAATTATGTTGTGCTTTAGATTTACTAGGCATTTAATCAGCCTTTGTATCTGTGTGTTGAACTTCTACTTCAACTTTAGTTTCTTTTTTACTAGGCTTGATAGTTTCGACAGCAACTTCTGTAACTTCTTCTGTAACTTCTGAATGAGTAATTTCATCTAATAATTCCTTTTGTTTTTTCATTTTAAACACCTTTTCTATAAAAGCTTTCATATTATTTACCTAGCCAATGAGTTACCATCCAGCTTACAATACCTGAAAAAATAGTAGCGATAGCAATAAATACTTTCCATCCACCTTTAATTTCTTCTAATGTTTTTTCAATACTATCAAGTCGTTTTTTTAATTGTTCCATGTCTTCCATAATAGTATCTACATCCGATTGAATGTGTTTAATTTCAACACCATGTTCTGCTAGTTCGCGTTCTGCACTCATTTGCAATTCCACCTTTTTAAAGAAGCAGCCTTACGAGTAGGTCTACCTTTTTCATCTTTCATAGGACCAGGCATGCCAGACATCCTAGCACAAAACGACTTCTTACGAGGTCCACCTTGTGGTTGAGGAGCCTTTAGGTTTGACCCAGTAGCTGCGTTGTATTTAGCACGTCCTTTAGCGGTAAGACCTGCACCTTTCGATACAGGAAGTTTCTCGCCACGTCCAATTGCTAAGCTAGGACCTTTTTTCTTATTAGCCATAATATAATGTCGCTGTAAGTGAAGA